TTCCTGTAGAGGAACGTATAATAACTTGTAGGTCTGTGTTTGCAAAAATTTTAAAAGTATAGGCAAAAACTGTAGTAGAGCCATTACCTGAGTAGGAGTTTTTTACTGTAGTTGAAGATACTGTCATAATTCTCTATATTACTATTCTTTCTTTTGTTCAATATCATTATTGGGTTCATAATACAATATTTTAAGAGCTTCTTTAGCCATCTTAATCATCATAAAAACCATATCATCTATAATTTGTTGTTTTTGATCTGGGTCTGCATTTTTCATATTAAATGCTTTTCTCACATACTCGTTGTGTTGATCCATGATATTTTTATATCTTTCTAAAACTGCTATGTTTTCATCTATTAGTTTTTTTCTCTTAGCAAGTTTAGCTGCTTCTTTAAAGTTTCCTTCTTTTTTAAGTTTTTCAATAGTTGGTTTATATTTTTTATATTTCTTATATTCATCATAAAAATCTGTGATAAATTCTGATTGCATACTAGGGTCTCTTAAATTAAAAGCTCTTAATCCTGGTATTTTAGTTAAAGAATCCGTAGGTCTTATAGGATCATCTATTATGCCAGTTTCAATTAATGCTTTATCTAATCCCATCATAAAATAATTACCTAATCCACCTGTCCAACCTCTTATGTAATTATCAATAACTATAGGTGATGGAGCATTGTGATCTCCAATAATAGCAGCTAAAGTTCTTGATAATAATTTAGATGTTTCAGTTGTATATGGATTGAATTGATATGGTCCTAATAACTGTCTATCCATATAGTCTGGAACTAATGGTCTATTTTTAAATATACTATAGTTAGTTGCTTGTTCTATAGGAGGAACTAATATTGTTGGTAAAGGATTAAAGTTTCTTAATTGAGTACCAACAAATTCTGTAATAAATCTTGCTAAATCATTTTTTGCATTAGCATCATTTTTAACCCACCAATCTAAAAATTGTTCCGTACCTGTACCAAAAACAACACCAACATCAAAAGGTTTAGGTATTCTATAAGGAGTGTCTCCTACAACAACCACCCAATAATTATCTTTTACCCATTGTGGTTGTCTTTGATAAATTTCATTATCTCTATTTGCAAACCAAAAATAAGCAGAAGGAAGTATTACACTTGCCGTAATTATTGTCATTGATCTACCAAATCTTTGTGTTAGACCATCATAAATTTTTACATAACCTTGAACTCTTGAATTATAAAAAGCAGAAACTTGATTTAATCCTTTCATGTATGCACCCATTTTTGCATAATCTATTGTTACATCTCTTGATTCAAATCCAGCTCTCTCTATTTGTTCTCTATTTGTTAATCCTTCTTTACCTGCTTTTTTATAAGCCTTTTGAAATTCACCTAATCTAGTTATGTTTTCACCAATTTCTGATAAAGTTCTTAATACTTCTATCGGATTAAAAATTTTATTTCTTATTTGTTGTCCGTTTAACATTGTAAATGCACCTTTATCTCTAACTACTCTATCTAAAGAAATTAGTGTTGATTGCATACCACCTGATTTTTCCCAATCTTCCATAATTTTTTTAGCTTTTTTACTCATACCTGTTTTACCAAGAAACATTGTTAATAATCCTTCTAATGAACTCCAAACAGGTATAAATCCGCTTTTACTAAATATAGGTGCTAACACTGTGTCTCTCTTTATATTTGAAAATACAAAGTCAGGAGATGTGGTTGCACCCGCACGAAGAAGTCTAGCAGGAGTACCAATAGCTCTTATAACCATTCCCATTTCTGTTGGATTAAATTCTGACAAAGCATCAGCTAATTCTTTACCAACATCCCAAACTTCAAACTTACCATTACGATATACTGTAACTGAAGAACCATCAGGTTTTACAAATGACTTTCTAAATACTTTAAAATTTTCAATAGCAACATCATTAATAGCAGATGGATCATCTAATACTTTTTCTAATTCTTTTCTTTCTATCTTTGTTTGTTTTGTTTCTATTTTTTTATTAATATCTGGAAATGAAGATTTATTTTTTTCTACAAAATCAAAAAATTTAATTAAAGCATTATTTCTTTCAGCAAGTTTTACAATTTTAAAAGTATTAGAATATATAGTTTCAATAGGATCAAATACAGGCTGCTCTCCACCTTTTACTCTTTTAAATGGATTTGATACACCACCATAAGGAGATGGTTTTTGTCCTTCTACAGACTCTAAAACTCTTGCAAATGGTACATAACTTTTATTAGCTTCTACCATTGCATCAAATGCTTGTTTATCTATTAATTTTAAATCTCTTGCATATTCAAGAAGTTGTCTATTATAAACATCTATTTCTTTTGCAATGGGATCATACTTATCTTTTAAAACTTGTATTGTTTCTTTTGCTGCTTGTGAATCAAAAGGATGTTTAAAACCTCTTCTGTCGTATTCTAAAGCTCTTCTTGCAATAAGATAAGCATTAAGTTCTGCATATTGTTTTTTAATATTTTTTTCTTTTCTTATTTTTTTTTTAAATTTTCCTGCAACAGTTAAAGGAACTTTCGCATTTTCAAATTTTAATGGTTCTAAAACTTGTTTTAAAGATTTACCTCTGTTTTCAAGATTTACTGTTTGAGTTGCTCTATCAATAAAAGTACCACCTCTATTAGTCATACCAACTAATATTCTAAATTGTTCATAAACATTTAATTGACCTGTAGTATTTTTAGTGTCCTCAACCCTTCTAACCATTCTTAAAACAGGATGTAATCTATCTATAAATAATCTTGTTAAAGTATCTTTTACATTTTGTGCGTCTTTTGGTTTTTCAAATTTAGTTTTGGATAATATTAATTTTACAGCTTCAGGAAACTCTAAACCTTTTAAAAATTTTTCATCAAGTTTTATTTTTTGACCCGTAATATCTTCTACTGTTCTTTTAATAGCTCTAGGTATTTCAATATTTTTACTTGCTAAATCTTGTTTAACAGATTTATCCAACTTATAATCTGCTGCTAAATCAACTGCATCACGATTAGTTTTTTTAATTATATTAGGAATTTTTTTAGCTCCTCTTTCTCCTAAACCAAATGTACCAAATAAAATTACAGAGTCTATAAGTTGATCTTTACTTGGTAATTCTCTTTCTATAATCGCACCTGATCCCTCAAAACCTGCAACTCTTCCTATTAGTTGTGGTAAAAATTTACTACTTAATCCACCAACTTTAGCAGCAGCAATTAGTTGCGTTCCTTCTTTTAATCCTGCTTTTATTCCTTCGTTTCTAAAAATTTCCCAAAAGTTATTCCAATTTGCAACTTGACCTTTCTCTCTCATTTCTAAATATGTTTCTCTAATACTTCCCACCACAAGTCCTGATGTAAAAATACTAGCGTTAGGTGAACGAGTAGCAAACAAAGAAGCACCACCAACACCAAAGTATAAAGGTAAATCTTTTACAATTCTTGCTGCATTGGTAATATTTCTTTCAAGAAAACCTGTGTCTTGAAAATCAACATTAAAATATTTACCATCTTCTTTTGTGCCATCAATATTTGGTATTCCATGAGCTTCTTGTATTAAATCAACAACACCTGAGTTCCAACCAGCTTTTATTCTTTCTCCTACATTATCTAATTTTTTTCCTACAGCAGCTTCTAATAAAGATGAATCATTTGGATTTTCTCTCTGTATTGTTTCTATTTCATCATAATTAACTATTTCAGGAATGCCTAAATCTTTTTCGTAAATTTTTTCTATTGCTTTTGTATCAACAGGTTCAAAGCCAAAATCTTTTGCTATTTCTTCACCAGTAAAACCACCTTGTGTTAATTGTTGTACTTTTTCTTGTTTCCAATTATCTATTTCAACTTGACTAAAACCACCTTGTTTAAGTTGTTGAACCTGTGTTTGTAAATCTGACATTATTATTCACTTATTCTTTTTAAATATTGTGAAGGAGTTTCATTTGGTAATCTTTTTATAGATTCATCAACTTCTTCTTTATCAATATTATCCATCATATTTTTAAATATTTTATTTTTATCTGATTGATATTGCATAAAATCTCTACCTATAAAATTTCTATTTTTATAATCTAATAATTCTAATGGTGATTTTCCCTCACTAATACCTTTAATATATAATGAATACATATCATCTCTAAATCTTTTGAGGTCGTTATTATAACTTGTGGGATCAAGTATCTTAATAACTTCTGTACTAATTAAATTTTTAGTTTCATCTATAAAACTATGAAATGGTCCAAAAGTTTTTTTAAATTGTTTTGGATTTTCGTTTTGTTGTTTTAGTATATCTGAATAATATTTTAAATCATCAAGATCAGTTTCTTCACCATACCTTTCTATAATAGATTTAGGTTGTGTTTCTCCTGGTAATACAAATCTATCACCTAGATTATTTATACGATCTGTACTTATTAATAATGATATAGCATTATTTGAATCAAAGTTTGAAGGCACAGTTATTTTTTGTTCAGCGTTAGATATAATTTTAGTATTTAAGTCCGTCATTTGTGTTAGTGCATCTGGATTATTTTTAAATACTTCTTGAATAAAATTTTGATTTATACCTGTTGCGACACCAGCTTCAGAAAGAGCTTTATTAAAATTATCTGATGCAGCAAGTTTAGAGGCAGCGTCTGCTGCTTGAACTTCAAATAATAATTCATTTCTTTTTTCTCTTGCTTTTTTTGTAGCAAAAGTTCTAAATTCTTTTTTTTCTATATCTGTTAATGAATTATAAATATTTTGTAAACTTTTATCACCTGCAAAATTACCATTGATAGTTTCTTGAGTTATTTGTTTTAAAGCATTTGGTGGAACATCACCTATACCAACAAGAGATATAGCATTAGTTAATGTAGAGAATTTTTCTTTTTTAATAGCAACATCTGCTTTTTGAGAAAGTTCAATAATATCTTTTGATTCTAATATATTATACTTACCATCTGATAATTGTTTTTTAAGTAAAGAAGGTTCAGTTAATAACATTCTATTGGCAACAGCTGTTGCACCAAATTGTTGATATTTTAATTTAACATCTTTTTTTAATTGTGGTTGTTCATTATAGTATGGATTAGAATCTAATCTTTGATCTATAGATTCATATATTTCATCTAATCCTGAACCATTAGGTTTTTGAGAAAGAGCAATAGTTTTTTGTGTTATAAAATCGTTATCAACATCAGAAGATTCTTTAAATTGAGTTTTTCTTGATTCTAATAAAGCACTTGATTTTAATTGTGCTGCTGAACCATAAAATTTAGATTTAAAAATTTGTTTTCCAAAACGAGATAAATTTTCTCCTTTAGTTGATGATATAAAATTATATAATTTATCTACACCTTGATCATAAATATTAGAAGCATCTGAAGGATTACCATTCTTTCCTGTTTCGCTTGAAAGAGTTAAAAAACCTTGTGGTCCGTTTTCATTATCTTTATATGAATCTGCTATTAATTTATCTACTTTATTATTTTCTTCTAATTTTCTTTCCTTTATATATTCTTGTTGAACAAAGTTTGAAACTGGTTGTAAAGCTGTTCCAATATTTTGTGATAATGGAATTTGTACATTTGAAGTTACACTCGGTCCTTGAGATGTAATTGTAGATTTAGAAGTAAATGTTGGTATCTTTGGCATAATTAATAAGGTCTCCCTCCAGCTCCACCTTGTGCTGATCCCATTGATCTTGGTCCAAAAGAAGTATTATTAGGAGAACTAAATCTACTCATTGTTAATAAACTTGTTCCTGTTTGAGCTAAAGTTCCTATTTGTGCAAGTCTTGCAGATTGTCTAGCAACTTCACCTGATATTCTAGCAAAGTTTGCTTCTTCAAATCTTCTGCTTTTACCTATTTCAGTATTATATCTAGCAATATCTTTTTCAACTTCCGCTTCGTATAAATTTGATAATGCTATGTTTCTAGCTGTTCCTGAAAACTCTGCACCTGATTTTAAAGTATTAACAACCTGAGTGCCTTGTAATTTTCTAAAACTTTTATCAAATTGAGAAAGTTCTAAATTTAATTTATCATCTAATATCTGAGCCTCTTGTTCTTTAACTTGAGCATTACGATTAGCAACAGCTTGATTGTATTTACCTATAGCACCTTGTTGTTGAAATTG